ATATCCTTTTCTTATAGGCACATCACTCGTTTCTGCCATACAGCTACGTAAGTCATCATCTATTAAAAAAATAAATAATCCATAACTTTGGCTTTATAACCATAACTATTCAAAACATCATCCATAACATGCCGACTTCGAAGCTCACTCCAATTAGGCTTATGGTCAAATATCTGTTCTGCTGTTAACCCTATCTGACGTACCAATTTATTTAACGTAGTTTCATGTTTCTTATTTTCTGTAAAAAAATAATATAGTTCCAAAGGTGAGCGTACTATTCCTTGTCTCAAAATATCATAGTATTCACTAGCTATATCATATACTATCTTATTTGTACCTAAACTTCCCCACATCAAAGCCATAGCCTTCAATAGCATTTTTTCTGGATAATCTTCTATATCTATCATTGCTTTGATTATTGGCTCCATAGCTGGACGAAAAGGCACTATTTCTGCTAGCGTACTATCTTCTGATCTAATGAAATAAAACTTTAAGAATTTCGGTCCTTCATATACAAGTTCCCCTGTTAGGAAATCTACTTCCGATATAAACTTGTCATACTCTTTATGATCCCGTAATTCCATATTACACACCCGTTTAAGAAATTGAGAATAATTCTCTACATTTATCACTCCTCTTAATATTTTTAAAGAACAACATGCATGGTCATCTCCAAATGTCATAATCCGTATAAAATATTGTTTTAGCGCTTCTTCTATTATCATGGCTATCGCTGGATATCTTGCTGCTACATCATTAATATATAAAAAAAAAACCAAAGCAGTGACCCAACTATCACCATGTGACGTTTCATATCCTCCTGAGTACATTACTCCTTTTATAAACCGCCAAAACGTACCCACATGCAAAACTACTTTATTTGTTACATGATATACTAAACGTTCAAACCATCTAAAAAAAAAACGCCGCTGTTCTCTATTCATTTCTTTAAAATTAATATATCGCAAATAAGAACACATGTAAGCATATAAAAAAGTATCTGAGATACTTTTATCTAATCCTTTAAAATCTCCTGTAAACCAAAAACAATGTGGGTTATCATAATTTAATTTTTCTGCAAACCTCTGCGCTCCCCCATAATATGGGGTAAAACCTATCGTTAAACAATCTCCTCTTTCGTGATCTCTCGGTAGCATCCTTGACATCAAATTTAATCTTTGTGGAGGTATAAAAAACTCTCTTTTCTTCCATTGTGCTTCTCTTAATTGATCTACACGTTTTCTTAAATACGGTACTACTCCATGCTTAATTACTGTAACACTAGCTGGTTGAAATTCATGTGGTATTCCATGTATTAAATCATACATCATGTAGTGATTATCTCGAACTGCCGCCTCTACATGAAAAATCTTAGCTCCTCGATTCATCATTTTATAAAGTACTCCGTCTATCACCACACTACCCGAATTTGCTGGTAATATACCTCCTGATGTTCCATATTTCATCATCTTGAAAGTATTCCGTACATC